ACAGGAAGTAGAAAAGGCACTCCTGAAAGTTCAGTCAGCAATGGCACTTTCTCAGGGACTATCCCAACTCAAAGACATTGGAAAGGTAGGTGCTCAGTTGAAGACTTCCTTCATGGGATTGACAGCCGGAGCAAACGGATTCAAGAAAGCATTGATCTCCACCGGTATCGGCGCATTGGTTGTCGCGGTTGGTTTACTCGTTGCCTATTGGGAGGACATTGTCGCATTGGTTGGAGGTGTAAGCAAGGAACAAAAAGACTTGAACATGGCCACTCAAAAAGACCTTGAGGCCAATCAAGAAAAACTCGAGGCAATTGACGGCCAAACCAATCAACTCAAACTTCAAGGCAAAAGCGAGGAGGAAATACTCCAATTAAAGATTGCCCAAACGGACGAGGCAATCGCGGCGGCGGAGATCAATCTTCAAAACGCTCAAGCAACAAAGAAGGCCCAAGTTGATGCGGCACAAAGGAATAAAGATATTCTTGCGGGCCTTCTTAACTTTATGTCACTACCATTGACCGCGATCCTTGGGAGCATCGATTTGATTTCAAAAGGATTAAATGCCATTGGTGTACTTGATGAAGTAACAAATTTAAGAGAGGATACAATGGATTACTTGGCTTCTTTCGTATTTGATCCGGAAGCGGTTGGTGAAGCGGGAGATGCCACAATAAAAGAAGCGCAACAAGGACTTGATAAATTAAAAGAGCAAAGAGCCGGATATGAATTATCCGTTTTGGATTCTCAAAAGGCGGCCGGAGAAAAGGCATCCGCGGAGCGAGATAAACAAACCAAGGCGGAAGAGGAGGCGTTGGCCGTATTGCAAGAAGCGAGAAACAAGATGCTTGATAAACAAGCCCAAGAAGAACTCGCAATCAACCAAGCGTACAAAGCAAAACAAAAGGTCCTTGACGATGCATCGATCAAAGATGATGGAAGTCTTGAGAAAGCGAGACAAAGTGAGATTCAAGCGGTAAAAGATAAGTACCAAAAAGAGGAGGAGGAAAGAAGCAAGGAGGCACAAATTCGATTGAATGAAATCATCACTCAAACGAGACTTGACGGAATCAAAGATGAAAACGTCAAAGCAAGGGAGCAAATTTTACTTGATTTCCAAGCGCAAAAGGACGAGATATTAAACAACGAAAAATTAAAATCGGAGGAGAAAACGAATTTATTGGTGGCGCTAAAAATTCAAGAAGATCAAGCGTTGAAAGCATTGCAAAAATCAATTGATGAGGCGGATGCGATCAAGGAACTTGAGAAGTTGGATGCGCAAATGTTGAAAGACGAAAACGATTTCAACACTCAAAGAACACTACTTGATCAAAAACTTGACTTGTTGGAACAATATCACAAGGCCGGAAAGATATCGGACGATGAATATACCGCCGGAGTCTTGGCAAATTCCAACGCGAGAAAAGAGATCGACAAATTAGAGAACCAAGCGAAGGTCCAAAATGCGGAAGTTGCTTCGAATTTATTGGGCACGATTTCGGATTTGGTTGGAAAGAATACCGCCGCCGGAAAGGCGACGGCAATTGCCTCCACAACTATTGACACCTATCTTGGCGCTCAAAAGGCGTACGCTTCTCAACTCATTGTTGGTGATCCTTCGTCTCCAATTCGAGCGGCAATCGCGGCGGCCATTGCTATTGCCGGAGGTATTAAGAATGTAAGAGCAATTGCAAGGACTCCGGTGCCAGGGGGTGGAGGTGGTGCCTCCGTACCATCGGTTTCCGGAGCGGCTCCGGCCGTTGCACCGGCGGTGCCAACCTTGGGCAATAGTCCGGTGACCGCACTCGGGAGCATTATGCAAAATCAACCTCCACTCAAAGCGTACGTTGTGGAAAGTGAAGTGACCAACTCCCAAAAGAGGGTGGCCGATATTGAACGAAGAGCCGGTTTTTAATACTTAAATACATGATGGATCAAATACCTATTTATAAGATGCTCATCTCCGATGATATCGACGGAGAGGAGGAGGTTGACTTTGTTGCCTTGGTGGAAAGCCCCGCGATTCAACGCAACTTTCTTGCCTTCGGCGAGGAGAATTTTGAATCGTACAACGATTACCCACAAAGCGCAAGAGATGCGGCCAAGAGAGGAATCGAATTGAATGAGAAGATAGGCAATCGATGCGCCACACAAGTGGGAAAAATTCGTGCAACGCAGATCATGAACGGGGAAAATCTCTCGGAGGAAACGATCAAAAGGACTTACTCTTATTTGAGTCGAGCGGCCGAGTATTATAATCCGGATGATACCGAGGCTTGTGGTACAATCTCATATCTTTTATGGGGTGGCGAGTCAATGCTTCGTTGGGCGGAATCCAAGATTATCAAAGAGGAATTTTCCACCAAACTTTCTTTCTCGGTACAAAGCGAGGATCAAAGAATTGTTTCCGGTCCTTTAATGATCGCCGATTTACCGATATACCGGAGAGATGAGGAGGGTGAATATTATGTCACATTTAGTTCGGAGGAAATCAAAAAGATTGTCCAAAAATTCTTCAAAAAAGGGTACCAAGCAAAGGTCAACATTGAACATGGCAAGCCGGCCCAAGGGGTATATATGTTTGAATCGTACATCATCGACCGAGAGCGGGGAGTAAATCCTCCAAAGGGATTTGAGGACGTGGCAAATGGCTCATGGTTTGGCTCATTCAAAGTGGAAAATGAATCTCTTTGGAGTAAGGTAAAAGATGGCACCTTCAAGGGCTTCTCGGTGGAGGGTTTATTTAAGTACGAAAAGACCGGAGAGGTGATGACAAAGGACGAGGAGATCATGTCCCAAATTTTCAAAATTCTTTCTCAAATTGAACAAAAATAGTCAACCAAATATTTACAATTATGAACGCAAAAGAAGCACTCACAGAAATCAAAAAATTGCTTTTTACCGAAGCAAGCAAGAAAGCAACTTTCGCAATGATGGAAGGCGTTTTGATCGATGGTACTAAGGTATCATATGATCTCGAGACGTTGGAAATCTATGTGATCGGAGAAGATGGCGAACTTATTCCAGCACCAATTGGAGAGCATACCTTGGAGACCGGAGAAGTCGTTGTGGTGACCGAAGCGGGTAAGATCGCCGAGGTAAAAAGCGGAGAAGCCGCAAAAGTAGAAATCGAAATTGAGGCATCCGAAGAGGCGCCAATGGTGGAGCCGATCAAAGACGAGGCAATGGCCAAGTTTGAAGAGGTCATGGGGGCACTTGAAAAGAAGGTTGAAGAACTTTCCGCCAAGGTTAAAGCAATGGAAGAGAAAGCGGCCGATGTAACGGAAGCGGTAAAGTTGTCCGCTCAAGTAATCGAGTCACTTGCAAAGGAGCCAAGCGATAAAGCAATCACGGCACCGAATCAATTTGCAAAGCAATTAAAAACAGAGAAAAATGAAAGTTTTAAAAACCTTCAAAAAGCATTTCAATCACTAAAAAAATAAAAAAAAATGGCACTAGACTTAACCGGTTTAACTAACTACGTAAAGGAGAACGAACTCCAACTTACGTCCGCGGCAATCTTCTCCGCAAAAACTGCATCTCTCATCGAGGCACAAGGAAACGTTCAAGTGGGTATCAAATCCGCCGAGACAATCAACATCATGACAACCGATGCCGTGTTCCAAGCGGGAGGAACTTGCGGTTTCTCTTCAAGCGGAACGACTTCAATCACTCAGAGAGTGTTGACAGTGGGCAAGATCAAGGTACAAGAATCAATTTGCCCAAAGGCATTTGAAGCGAAGTATACTCAAAAGGCTTTGAGAGAGGGATCGACTTACGATTACATGGCATATGGCGCCGAGTATTCCGCTCAAAAGGTGGAGAGAATTGGAGCCGCTTTGGAAACCGCAATTTGGCAAGGTGATACCGGTTCCGGTAATGCTCAATTGAACAAGTTCAACGGAATTGCAACAATCATCAACGCCCTTGGTTTTGGTGGTGCCGGTGATCCTATCAACGGAAACTCCGCTCAAGTAACTACATTGACAAGCGCGAACGTAATCGCCGCGGTTGATGCGGTATTCTTGGCTCTTCCGGCCGCTTTGTTGGACAAGCAAGACGTCGTTATCTTCTGCGGAAACGACACTTTCCGTGAATATGTGATCGCCTTGAGAGAAGGAAATTATTTCCATTATCCGGTTGATGCCGCAAACATGGAATTGATCGTCCCTGGAACCAACGTCAAGTTGATCGGCGTAAATGGTTTGAATGGTACCGACTACTTGGTTGGATTGTCAATGTCAAACTTGTACCTCGGAACCGACCTTCTGAACGAGCAGGACCGCTTTGAGTTGTTCTTCGCCAAGGAGGCAGACGAAATGCGATTTGTTGTTGAGTTCAAATTAGGTGTTCAGATCGCATTCCCAGACGAGGTAGTGTTCTGGAAAAAATACGTTGCACCTTAAATAAAATAAGGGGGAGAGGATTTTCCTTCTCCCCTTTTTTCACACTCTAAACGATAGATATATGCCTTGTGCGTTGACTCAAAATTATACCTTGGATTGCAAGGATTCAATCGGTGGCTTGAAGGAAGTATACTTCGCCGCGGTTGAAGATGTGGCATCATGGACCGGATCGGCCGGAACTTATACCGGCGTAACAATGGAAACCGGAAAATACTTTTGGAAGTATGAACTCGTAAAAGAGAGTTCAAACTTTGCGGAAGCGGTAAACACAAACGTCCAAAACGGGACAGTTTTCTATACTCAGACTCTTGAGATTATCTTGAACAAATTGCAAGTGAACACACGCAACGAGATTCTTCTTCTTGCGAAAAACAACTTGGTTGCATTGGTTAAAGATAACAATGACAAGATGTGGATTCTTGGTTTCCAAAATGGTCTTGACATCACCGGTGGTGGGTCGGCTACGGGAACCGCGTTTGGTGATCGTAACGGGTACACTCTAACCTTTACCGGTAATGAAAAAGAGTTGGCCGGATTGTTCACCGGAACTCCTCCTTTGGATTAATTTTTGGTTTTAGGTTTGATGATAAAAGCGCCTCCGGTTTGGGGGCGTTTTTTTTGTGTACATCTTTCCCCATTTTATATTTCTAATTATGATCGCAATACCACAAGGAGAAAACACTTCTTTCTTTATTACGCTAACTGACAAACGAGAAACAACGAGCAACGTCTATATTTTCTCATTCAACCATGAAGTGACAAATGAAAATGTGACCTTGACATTGACCGACACAAGTGAGTTCAAAGATCGCGCATCTTTATTCACCATTACCGAGGCCCACTTTGAAGAATCAACAATTGGGTTTTGGAGATATAATGTCACACAAAGCGAGAGCGGGAGTGATGTAATTGCAACGGGAAAGATGCAACTCACCGCGCCAAATCTTAGTACGGCCGGAGTTGTTCGATACAACGGATATAATGGTGATTTCAAAACCTATACCACAACCACATGATAAAATTCTTAAAATTCGATCAAGTACCGCTTCCAATTTATAAGGAGGTCAAAGGCAAGGATTATATTTTTTATGGGGAGAAAAATGATTACCCAAATTATCTTCTCCGCATTTATAATAATTCCGCAAAGCACAACGCAATTGTGACCGGAAAAGTCGATTACATTTCCGGCAATGGCTGGAATGTAAAGAGTGACGACGAAATGGAGAAGGCCAAGGTGTTTGGCATGATCGACAAGGTAAACACCAAAGAAGAATCCTTGAATGAGTTGACAAATAAGTTGGTGACAGACTTGACAATCTTTGGAGGGTATTATCTTCAAATCATTTGGACCAAGGCGACCGGAGAGATTGCGGAAATGTATCATGTCGATTATTACAAGGTGCGGACGAACGCGGATAATTCCTTGTTTTTTGTTTCGGACAATTGGATCAAAAACGACAACGTCAATCCACGTCCGGACTTTGATACCTATCCGGCATTTGATCCAAACAATCCAACCGGATCACAAATCCTATACTTTAAAGAATATCGAGCCGGTGTAAATACTTACTCTTTGCCGGATTATCGTGGTGCCATTTCTTACATCGAACTTGATATTTCAATCGGGGAGTACCATTTGAACACCATAAACAACGGAATGTTCTCAAGCAAGTTGATCAACCTTAATGGCGGCAAAGTTAGCCAAGAGGAAGAGGACCGCATTGAGAGACAATTCCAAAATAAATTTAGCGGATCAAAGAACGCCGGCAAATTCATGCTCGCTTTCAATGATTCAAAGGAGAACGAGCCGTCAATCATTGACCTAAGTGGTACCGAATTGGACAAACATTTTGATCTTTTGAATTTGACTGTCCAACAAGAAATATTCTCCGGACACAAAATCACGTCTCCACTTTTATTCGGCATAAAAACCGAAGGACAACTCGGAGGAAGAAGCGAGTTGCGAGATGCTTACCAATTATTTCAAAACACGTACATCAACGCAAAACAACGCGCTCTTGAGGAGACGATCAATTACTTATATAAATTCAACGATGTCACGGCCAAATTGGAATTGAAGCCAACCGAGCCGATATCTTTTGAATTTAGCGAGGCGATCATTTCCGCAAACATGACTCAAGACGAGATTCGAACCAAGTTAGGTTTGGCTGCTATTGAAAAGAAAGAGAGTGCTGGTTCCCAAGACATCATCAATTCATTGAATAGTTTGTCGCCTTTGATTGCCACCAAGGTAGTCGAGAGCATGGACATCAACGAACTCCGAACATTGATTGGATTGCCGGCAAAAACGGAAGTACTTACTCCGGAGAAAGCGGCCGAGGCCGAGATCATTACCACCTTGAATGAGAATGTCAAATTGACGATGAGCGATCATATGCATTTGACTTGCGCCCATACAAAAAAGGACGAAGAGATTCTCGCATTATTTGAGGGCAAAGGAATGAGCCGTGATCGCTTCAAGGTTATCCAAAACGACCGCATGGTTTTCTCCTCCACAATGGATGAATTTGTCAAACAAGAATTGTTTGCCGAGTATCAATTGAATGAGGTGCAAAGAAAGATATTGAGTCAAATACAAAACGATCCCAATGTCACCATTCCGGAAATATCCAAGGCGGTCGGCATTGACGAGAAGGTTGTCATTGATCGGATTAATACCTTGATTGATGACAATGTGATCACCGAGGACATAAAAAATACCGGACTAATTACTCGGAAGATTACGAGGACCGGCGAGGCGGCCATTAAGCGGCTCACTCCGGTGACTTCTTTCCGAGTACTATACTCATATGAGGAACGTCCAAACGTACCGGATGCGATAAGCGGAAGCCGTCCATTGTGCGAGCGTTTATATAATGGAGGAGACTCTCTTTTATTTACTCGTGAAGAAATTCAAAATATTTCCAATCAACTTGGATATTCCGTTTTTCAACTTTGCGGAGGTTGGTACACAAATCCAAACACCGGAAAGAGAACTCCATTTTGTCGTCATGAGTGGAGAAGAAATGTAGTTGTCGAAAATAAATCAAGATGAGCGCGAACGTATTAATGATTTCCGAGCAATCCTTCAAAGACTTCACTGTCGCATCCGCGAACATTGACTTGAAGAACGTCACCCAAGTCATCAAAATGACTCAAGATCGGTATATCCATCCAATAGTTGGAACGGCCCTATATGACAAGATTCTTGATCTCATTGTGGCCGGAACAATTACCGACGTGGGAAACGCGGTTTATCGTACTTTGCTTGACGACTATCTTACCGACACTCTTTTCAATTATGTCCTTGGTGAATTACCAATGGCGATGCAATACAAATTTGTGAACAAGGGAGTGGTCAAGCGCAAGAGTGAGAACATTACCGAGCCGACCTTTGCCGAGTTGTCAAGTGTAAGTCAATATTACAAGGGATATGCCGAATGGTACGCGGAGCGCTCAATCAATTACTTGTGCGCAAACTCGACTCTTTATCCGGAGTACTTAAATCCTGGATCTGACGTCACCACCATCCAACCGGTAAGTAATCAATACAAGGTGGCCATAAATCTTGGCCGTGGTGATTACGAAGATCACCGACCATACTCCGAAAGATACCAAGGGAATAGATATAAAAAACCATTTTAAAAATGGCTTACTCAAAAAACGAAAAGAAACTCAAATCATTCTTATCAAAACAAGATGACTCTCTCAAATCTAATATCAAAACTCAAGGCAATCCAAGAAGATCATCCAATGATCCGGACATTCGGCGAGGGTGATATTTACGATTATACCGACAATGGCGGCGAGATAGTATATCCGGTTTTTTGGGTAGTTGTCCGGCCATCTCAATACTCAAACATGAGCATGAGATACCGACTCGTTCTTTTGTTTGCCGACTTACTTACCGAGGACAAGAGCAACCGATTGCAAATTCAAAGTGATCAACTTCTTGTGGCTCTTGACGTGTTGGCAAAATTAAAACTTGACAATGAGTATAATTTTAATACTCAACCACAAGCATCGGTTGAGTTTTTCCAAGAAAGATTTGACGATTTCACGGCCGGTGTTTCAATCGAAATTGAGATCACAAGTCCAATGCCATTGAATTTGTGCCAAGTACCAACTATTTAAAAAAATGAATCTATTGAAAAGCGATGAATTAGGAGTCCCCTCCACCTTCCTTGCAATGTTTGCAAATGTGACAACCATTGCCGGCCTTCAATTTGTTAACGTGGTTTTTACCTCCATCATTTCGATCCTCTCAATAGTGTATTTGGGTTATAAAATACGGCACGAAATCAAAAGAAATCAAGACAATGGCAAAGGCTAAAATTAACACGGAAAAGGTCAAGACCTCGTTTGGAAAAAAGCGAACCGGAAAGGCAAAGAACACCAACACGCCAAAGGGTAAGAACGTCAAAAAATACAAAGGTCAAGGGAGATGAAAAGAGCCATTAAATACATCGCCATTCATTGCACCGCAACGCAACCAACCGCGACAATTGCCGCAATTCTTAGGTATTGGAAAGATCATTTGGGTTGGAAAAATCCTGGATATCATCTCCTTATCGAGCCAAACGGGACCATAAACCGGCTCCTTCCTTTTGATGGGATAGCCAACGGAGTCCGTGGATTTAACAATCACACCATTCACATAAGTTATATCGGAGGAATAACCAAGGAGGGCAAGCCGATAGACAATAGGACCGATAAACAAAAGAAAGCAATCCTCGATTGTATTGCCGAAGTGAAGGAGTGGAGCGATAATAAAAATTTAATCATCCAAGGACATCGAGATTTCCCAAATCAAAATAAGGCTTGTCCTTGTTTTGATGCAAAAGCCGAATATCGAAACCTATGAATAAGGTGAAAAGAAACGTAAAGCAATGGAAAACCACCACTCTTGGATTGATTATCATCATCGCTTCAATTGCTTCGGTATTTATTAAGGAAATACAATGGTCCGATGCCGTATTTGGCATTGGTGCCGGATTAGTTTTGATATTTTCTCCGGATACAATCCTCACCAAGTTTGGCAATTTTGTCAAATAACATAAACCAAAACCTCTTTTCATGGAGTTGACAAAAGTATCTCGCAACCTTCACACTCTAAACTTAAAAAAGGAAGAGACAAGGCTTGCAATTCTTTCCGATCTACACTGGGACAATCCAAAATGTGATCGAGAAATGTTGAAAAAACATCTTGACTATTGTTTGAAAGAAAACATTCCGGTCTTGATCAACGGCGATTTTTTCTGTCTCATGCAAGGCAAGGGCGACCGGCGCGGAAATAAGTCCGACATTCGGCCCGAGCATAACAACGCTAAGTATTTGGATTCAATAGTTGAAACCGCCGTTGATTGGTTTTCTCCATACGCCCACATTCTCACAATCATCGGATACGGCAACCACGAAACCGCAATCATTAAGTATCAAGAGACCGATCTTCTCCAAAGGTTCGTTGATCTCATGAACTACAAAAACAAGAGTAATATCTTCACCGGAGGATATGGAGGTTGGCTTGTTATCCGAAAGGAAATCCGGACCAATACGAGCATGACAAAACTTTTGAAGTATTATCATGGCGCAGGAGGCGGGGGTTTGGTTACACGCGGCGCAATAAACTTGACAAGGGCGTTGGAGATTTACGAGAATATGGACGTGTTTATCATGGGCCACATTCACGAAAACTCAAGCCGTAATGATGTGAGAGATTCGATTCAATACAATACCGGAAAGCGGACCTATGAGTTGATTCAAAAAGACATTCACTTGGCAATCACCGGAACATATAAGGAGGAATATGTTGATGGTTTCGGAGGATGGCACGTTGAAAGAGGCGCCCCAATCAAGCCGATTGGTGGTAGGATTCTGACGATCAACGGAGTATACGATCGCAAAAAAGGAGGCGAAAGTTATGACGTATTAATTGACTCACACAAATTCCCTATATGAAAGCAATACTTGAATTCAATTTACCGGAAGAAAATCATGAATGGGAAAATGCCATTGATGGGGCAAAGATGAGAAGTGTACTTTGGGAGATGGATCAATGGCTTCGAGCCAAGATGAAATACGAGGAAATTCCTCAACATCAACATGATGTTTATAAGGAATGTCGAAAGTATTTGCGCGACTTGATTATTGAGGAAAATATTAATCTTGAAAAATGAAAGATTTAATTGATAATGAAAAGACAAGAATTTCGGCGATCTCCTTCTTTGCCGGAATAGTTTTGGCGGTGATCTTGTTCCCGAAAAAAGAAATTGAAACAAGATATAAGACAACCACAAAAACCGAAACCGATACAATATTTGTCAAGAAAATCGATACTCTTTATTTGGAAAAGACTCAAATCAAAACCAAGTATTTAAGAGATACAACGATCAAAGAATACAAGCCCAAAATTAGGCTCTTCACGGCCTCCTTTCCTTTCGAGAATGGAAGTACTAAGGTGACCGGAGAAGTCCTCGGAGAGGTCTTGAAAATGAGCGCAATCAATGAGTATTCTTTACCGGTCGTGACAAACACAACAACCATCGACAACGTATCGACAATTGCCGTCAAACCAAAAGGAATTTATTTGGGTGTTGGGATTACTTCTTTGTTGCAACCGAGTGCCAAACTTTCCTATCTTGACAACAAGTATTTGTTCTCATATGAATTTGAGCCATTGCAAAGAGTGCATCAAATAAGCGTTTCAAAAAAACTTTTTTAATATGTGGATTGAAATTGACGTCATGCTTTCCGGAAGTACAATGGATTGGAAAGAATTGGGATTGGACGTGAAACACGAGTTTGTCCGTCGCATGGTGAGAGTCAATGACGTGGCATATGTTCAAGAGTTGGTCCATGATATCCAAGTAATTTTTTTTTACGATAATACCTCATGTCTAATTCGTGGCACCTATCCCGAGATTCGGGACGAATTGATCCACCTTAGTCAAGAGGATGACTTGAATGATTGACTTATAAGATAAAAATGGATTTACATTTTTAACCTTGAAGGTAAAAAATCTTAAACTTTACCTTCGACAATTTCCTTGAGTTGAGTCCATATACTCTCGGAAATATTTCCCCAATACATTTCGCATTTGCCATCCTTGATTGGAGGTTTCATGAAATAACTTTGGTACTCACTTGGCTTTGCGGTAAACCGGTGACAACTTTCTTTGTGGGGACAATTTGTCCCCATGCACATACAAATATCCGGACTCATATTCCATCGAGATTTATATCGTGAAAATTCCACTTTCCAATTTCTCCTTTCATCGCCTTGTCAATCATGCTTTGCTTTGCATGAATTTTTAATAAAATGAGGTAGCCGATTAGATCGTTGACAACATCCTCGTCATCCTTGGTAAGGCTTCCATTTTTGATCCTTTTTAATTTGTCGTCGATCCGAATCTTGAGACCTTCCTCCGGAGATAGTTGACTAAACACTCCGAGTGGCTCAAGGGCACTATTCCCGTATTTCTCATTTTTAGAAACAAGGATTTCTTGGATTTCTCCCAATGCTTGATTGACTTGATCTTGAAAATTCATGGCTTTTTTTTCTCAAGATAAAAGCAAGATTCTTCACATTAAAAAATATTTTTACTTTTTGTGCGAAATATTTTTACAAATAGTTTGGAATCTAATTTATTTATATGATATTCGAATCACCAATCACACACAAAAAACGAATAACGTCATGGATTACAAGGCTCACACATTCGCAAGCATCGGAAACGGCAAACTTCACCCATCAAGAACTTCATGCGGTAGACACCTACAAAGAAACTCAAGAGGGACCCATGTTGTAAGGGGAAAACATTTTCTTGAATTACTTAAAGAAGATGAGAGCCTTGTTTGCGAAAAGTGCTTGGCAAAATTAAAAGCATAAATCAACCGGCCCCCTTCGGGGGGCTTCACCTTAATCAATTAATAAAATGAACGAAACCGAAAATTACTTTGACCAAGAAATCGAATTCACATATGATGGCTTTGAATACATTTGGTGCGGGGATTACACGATTGAATCAAGTATTGAAGAGGAAACGGAATTCGCTCCGGCATATGGAGAAAACGAGGTCACTATCAACCACACTTCAAGTCTTTCATATTATGATCACGATACCGATCTCGTGGTCCAAGTAAAGCCAACACCATCTCTCCTTCTTCATGTTGAATTAATAATTGAACACAATTTATAAACCAAAAAAAAAAATATGAACAAATCACCAAACATCACCAATCTCACCAAAGGACTTGCAAAATTCCACGCGATGGTTGGACGTATTTCAAAGGATGCAAAAAATCCATTCTTCAAAAGCAATTACGCGAGCCTTCCTCACATTATCACCGAGGTTGCCGAGCCACTTGAGAAAGCCGGACTTGTCATCTCTCAATTCCCAAATGCCGATGGTCTCACCACCATGTTGATCCATGCCGAGAGCGGCGAGTTTATATCCTCCACCTACACATTGCAAGTGGTAAGGCACAACGATCCTCAAGCCCAAGGGTCGGCGATTAGTTATGCGCGCCGATATGCGATCACATCGATTTTGAATTTGGCCATTTCGGATGATGATGGGGAAGCGGCAACGAGACCGGTACGTCAACAACAATCAAATCAAGCACCGGAAAAGGTGGCTCCAACGGATCAACAATTTTCCGGAATAGTTCAATACCTAAATGGAAACGAGGACCAAAAGAAGATCGCAAAGGATGCTCTCAAAAAATACAATCTAACCAAAGACCAACAAGAAATCCTTGATGGGTTAATTTAATAAATCAAACAATCAAACAAACAAACCAAAAAACAAGATGAACAATTACACAAACAACAATCCACTCTATTTCAAGGCACTCGACCGGATGCCGGCATCATTCTCTTCTCATATGTTTATGGATCGCCTCCGATTATTTAAGATATCGGAGAAAGAGATCAAGAGCGGAAGAGTCATCCAATTCTTGCTTCAAAATTGCAACCGATTAAACCGAAGTAGTTGGGCCAAGAAAACGGATGCCAACCAAATCATGATCTCTCCGGAAATCATTGAAGCACCAATGAAACAAATGACTCTACTTGATGAGCATCAAATGATTGAGCATTTGAAGGGAAAAGGATACAAGGTTTTAAAACAAACTTGGGACGAACTATGAATCTTTACGAAATCACAAGAGAGGCCCAAGAGTTGGCCTCTCTACTTGAGACCGAAGAACTCACTCCGGAACTTGAGGCGGCTCTTATAATCAACCAAGATCAACTTCAAAACAAGGCCGGAAATTATGCCAAGGTCATCACAAACATCCAAAGCGATTCCGATGCCATTGATGCCGAGATCAAAAGATTGAAAGCAATGAAGGAGACCAAGGATCGCGCGCTCAATAGACTTAAAGAAGCGTTGAGAGAAGCGATGTTGGTGAGTGGAATAGACAAGATTGAGTCGAGTTTATTTAAACTATCCTTGAGAAGAAGCGAAGCCGTGGAGGTTGATGTTGTTGATGCCTTGCCGAGTGAGTTCATTAATATTAAAAACGTAATTACTCCGGACAAAGTAGCAATCAAGGAAGCCATCAAGAGAGGCGAGAATGTCATCGGAGCGAGGATCATTGAAAACTTTAATATTCAAATCAAATGAAAAGATATACCTATTGTGGGAAGATTATCGAAACCACGAACGACCTTATCCCGAGGGGAATCAAGTCGACATACAACAAGGAAAGATTACCATTCAACGAAACCTTCCAAAGATTATGGCAAGTTATAAATACAATGAGATAGTCGATCAAGTTCGGGAGATGTATATCCAAGGACTAAGCAAGAGAAAGATAAGTGATCAACTTGATGTTGACATGGATCAAATCGGATATATCCTATATGTCCAACTCAAGATTCATGAAGCATTTCCAAGAAGGCAAACCGGTGCCGACCTATTTAAAGCGCTACCAAAGGAAAAGATCAATAAGATCATCACTCTTTCTTCTTTTGGCTACACGAATAAGGAGATTGCAATTGATCAAAACATATCGCAAAACGAAGTTTCAAAAATTGTAAAAGAGGCAAAGGAAAAAAAGTTGATAAAAAAAGTTAGTTAAAAATAGGAATATAAGATATTTGTTTGTTCTTTTGAATCAGTAATCAATCGGCACAAAAAAACCCTATATCAAAATGACAAATTTACTCCTAGTTCAAGCACTTAGAAACGAGACCGAAGCAATCAAAACCACCTATATGGAGCAAATTGCGGATTGGGCAAAACAAGAATTTGCAAACATTGTGAAGTTACAAAATGATTTTTACAACAATGTTTTCACACCAAGAACAATGCAATACTTCAAAGTTCAAAAGTTTTTGTGGAATCAAGGATATAATATCATTCAAGGTGGAGTTGACAAATTTATCGCCAAGCAAGTCAAAGAAGCCGGAGAACATTATGAGTCGGCAATCTTGAAACTCTCAGCAAAAATCGAATCAAAGGGATTGAACATCGAAAAACTAGAAGTAAAAAGCGGGAGAGTTGGAGTAAATTTTGAAACAACCTTGACCGACGGAGAAAAAATTGTGAGAGCGTTCACAATCGTTGCAAGCGGAGACATTCAAAAACCACATTACCGATACCTTATCAAATAATCACCGGCCCCCTTCGGGGGGCTTCACTTAACCTAACCAAAATCACCATGAAAAAAACATTTAAGATTATTGGCAAAATCATGTATACCATCCTTGCCTTATCACCAATCTTTGCCCTTGGCTATATGCTAGGTTTGAAATTATTGTAAACTAAAAACCAAAAACTAAATGAAAAATTTAATCTTAAAAACAACCAAGATCGTTGAAGGTACCACCGAGGTTCCGGAGTACTTTCGAATCAATCACTCTCAATATTATAAAATTGTGAGTGACAAGACTTATGTAGTGGTCAATTATTATGGTACCACCAAAGAAGAAATGGAGGGATTGCTTATATATCCGGAAATCCAAGTCAAGATGGTGGATCACTTGTATATTCACATTCAAGGTAAAGACCTCATCGAGATAACCAAGGAACAATTCATTGAGCAATTTGATGCTTGCATGACATTCATTGATTCACTATGAAAACGGACTCCCAAAATGCACTCATAAAAGGATGGCTCATGAATGGGCATTCTTTGACCACCATTGAAGCGTTGAATATGTTTGGATGCTTTCGGTTGTCCGCAAGAATCGAGAACCTTAGGGCGGCCGGTTTGCCTATCCTTACCGAAATGGTTGAGATAAATGACAAGAGAATTGCACGTTATCGATTGGAAAGATGAAAAGCAAATACACACTCATGGTCCCCGCCGGATCATATGAATCGGACACAATTACCGCATTGATTATCGAGGTAATTCGACATCGGTTTCACCACCTAATCAATGACGGAAAATGGATGGACTAGAAAAAACCAAATCAAAAGGGAAGTCATATAAAATTGACGAAGAAATGAAGGAAAGAATCTTTTCACTTTGGCAAGATAGACTTCCAACAAAGGCCATCGCAATTGAGGTCGGTCTTTCATATACCTCCGTATATCAAGAATTAAAAAAGAGGTGTTTGGTAGGATGATAAAAAAAATTATATATTTGAAAAACGAGTTTTTCTTGAGGTGAGAGTCAAGAAAAATTCCAAGGTTAATTTATAACCGGCCCCGATGGTCTCTCACCCACGGGGCTTTTTTTATTTTACAACATGAGGAAAGAAGCGTATTATTTTTCACACGATGCAAACGCGAAGGATGATCCAAAAATTCTCAAACTTAGGATGACTCTTGGTTGGGAAGGTTATGGAATATTTTGGGCGCTTGTGGAAATGCTCCGGAACGAGGGAACTCACCGATTGCATAAGCATTACAAAAGCATTGCATTTGCATTGCATACAAAAGAGGATCATATCAAAAGTATAATCAACGACTTTGATTTGTTCGCAAAAGATGAGGAGTTTTTTTGGTCCGAAAGTCTATTGAAGCGCATGGAATTAAAAGAAGAGCGATCCGAAAAGATGAGAAATGCGGCCAACAAGCGTTGGAATAAGGATGTTGATGCTCAAGCAATGCATAAGCATAGCATAAGCAATGCACAAGTAATGCAATTAAAGGAAAGGAAAGAAAAAGAAATATTAAATGAAGAGTCACACAATGAAATTTTTCGAACACTTTGGAAAAGTACTATATGGCTCGAGGGTATTGCCATGAAAAACAAATCAACAATTGAGCAAGTACAAAAACACCTCAACGAATTTCGACAAGAATGCATCCTCAAGGAGGAATTAAAGGTGAGCGAGAAAGATGCAAAGGAGCATTTTATCAATTGGGTAAAAAGAGGTAATCCGATACCGGATAAAAATGAGAATGGAACGTCACACTCAAAGTCAAGCATTGAAAATAATTGGTGGTAATGGAAAAGAAAACATTGAAGGATTTGAATGATCTCAATCGAGATATATGGGGAATGATCGTCTTGGCGGTGGAAACTAAAAATTGGGCCTTGATCGAATTAAATCTCAAGAGGTTGAATGCTTTGCAAAAAAGATATATCAATATCATAAATTTGCAAGATTACGAGATAAAAGGTATTACCTTGATTGCTCAAGAAGAAGCAAGGGTCAACAACCTATTGGAAAAACAATGGTTGAAAGATGTTTGCAAAAGACAAGGCAACTATCAAGAAATGAAGGAAAGAATTGATAAATTTTTTGTTGAATGAAAAAGAAAAGCGAGAAAATATTTGACCTCGATTTTTGCGAGTCAAGTATCAAAACATTTGCCGGACAAAGAGACTCGATGCTTAAAAACTTTCGCAAAGGAAAGGAGGCCGGAAGCAAGACTTACGTGAGAGATATTGATCACATAAGTAGTGGAGGTATTCAAAACAAGATGTGGTCGTGGAAGGCCGGAGAATTCAATCTTTGGACCGGATACAATAACGAAGGCAAGTCCCAATTCTTGATATTTCTTTGTGTATTGAAAGCGATAAATGAGGGGTGGAAGTTTGCCTTTTTTTCTCCGGAGAATTATCCACCGGATGAGTTTTTCGATGACATAATTCACACGATCCTTGGAAAGTCAACGGACCGAGCGTATAAGAATTTTGATGTGAATGAGGAGGAATATTTGAGGGCCTTCGATATGGTCAAGGACAACTTCTTTTTTGTATATCCGGAGAAGGACGGAATGCCGGATTTTCGAATTGAACAAATCGAGAGCGTGTTTGAATACCTTGTTTGGGAGAAGGATGTCAAGGCGGTGATCGTGGACCCATACATCAAGATTCGTCATGAGATGAGCGCCGGAGAGCCGGAGCATTTATACGCTTCACGTTTTATGATGGACCGGATAAATTTCACTCGAAAGAATAATGTCTCATATCATTTGGTTATGCACCAAACGACACCACGAAAGGAGAAGGATGGAAATTATCCACCGCCGAGCCTATACCAAATCAAGGGTGGAGGAACCTTTGCCGATAGTACGGACAATACGATTTCGGTTTGGAGACCAAATAGGGCAACCGATCCAAATGATACCTCGGTGATCATTAAATCGGACAAGATTAAAAAACAAAAGTTGGTTGGTATTCCATTCGAGATCACGATCGACTTTAATCGAAAACGAAATCGATACATCGGACAAGATGGATTTGACTATTTTGAAAATGCGGTTGTTGGAAAAAATATGATTTCGGATATTCCAAAATTTCAATACCCATCACCGGATGATGACTTTAAATTTCCTAATCATGAACAATCAATTGCACCATTTTAAAAAAAACACATTATGAAAAAAGCGGACCTTTTTAGTATCTCCTCGACAATGCTCGCGATCTTTGGATTGATGCAAGTCAACATCTCAAATCTCTTTTTGTTTGTGGTTATAGTGGCAACCTATACCATCGCAATGGACTTCTTGTATAAGGCTTGCAAATAAGTTAAAAGAAAAAATCATGTTTGATTTATTTGGAAACGAAATCATTCAAGACGAACTATTGAGGGATAAATTTATCGAGCCTCCATTTAGTGTTTTGGATACCAAAAGCGGCAATTGGCAAAAGAGAAAAAAACTTTGGATCAATAAGGGAATTCGAAGCGAGGTTGGAAGAGATTCCAAAGTGATAAATATGGGCACCACAAACGTGGAGAAAAACTCGGCCGAATATGTGAGTGTTTTTGATCCGGCTCTTTGTGAGGTTTTATACCATTGGTTTTGTGAAAGTGGAGGGAATATTTTGGACCCATTTGCCGGAGGTTCGGTCCGTGGAATTGTGGCGAATTACCTTGGGTATAAATACACCGGAATCGATATACGACAAGAACAAATCGAAAGCAACCGAGACCAAGCGCTCAAAATATTACCGATTGAAAATCAACCTCAATGGTATGTTGGTGATTCCAATGAACTTCTTGAAAACAAATGGAACATTGAATTTGACTTGGTAATGAGTTGCCCACCATATGCCGATCTTGAGATATATAGTGATCTCGATGGTGACATTTCAAACAAAACATATCCGATTTTTTTACAACTTTATGAGAGCATAATCGAGAAGAGTTGTGCAAATTTAAAAAAGGGAGGATATGCTTGTTTTGTTGTTGGTGAGGTAAGGGACAAAAATGGATTTTATATTGGTTTCGTTCCGGATACAATCAAGGCATTTGAGAAATGCGGAATGAGATTTTACAATGAGGCAATTCTTTTGAACGCAATCGCAAGCGCAAGCATGAGAGCCAACGGAAATATGAAAAGTAAAAAACTTGTTAAGGTGCATCAAAATATTCTTGTTTTTAAAAAACCATGATGATTCAATTCAAAATAAAAGAGAAGCCGTTGAGCGTGAATCTCGCTTGGCAAGGCAAAAGATTCAAAACTCCGAGATATAAGGAATATGAAAAGGCGATCTTGTCGCAAATGCCATCCGGAAAGGTTGCAAATGATCAAATGCTTAGGGTCGATTTCTTTTTTGGATTCTCAAACAAGGCGAGTGATCTTGACAATCCGGTAAAATTGCTCATGGATATCGCTCAAAAAAAATATGGATTCAATGATTCCAATGTTTTTGAGTTGAATATTCGAAAATGCTTGGTGAAAAAAGGAGAGGATTTCTTTGAGATGGGAATTTTTTCTTTACTTCCTTTCTAACCAATTGCCGTTTTTTACATTTGATTAAAATAAAAAAATTACATTTGAATAAATACTTAAACACATGGCCGATTTGGAAGGATTAATGATCAAGAGAAAGAGAAAGTCAAAAGGATTGACCCAATTGCAACTATGCAAAAAGATTGGTATTAGTCAAGCGCCGATCCACCATTTAGAAAACGGGAAGGAGTCGATAAGTCTTTCGAACTTGAGAGCGATTTGCAAAGAATTGGGGTTGGAGGTTATAATCCAAGAGATACATGAGTAAGAGATTGCCAACATCGAAACCGGATTATTCACTTCAAATCCGATACCGCAAAGAAAATAATGATTGGTCCGATTGGTCCCCAAAAGGGATGGGCACTTTTCAAGGTATTGATATCGTGAAAAAACAAATTCGATTGTTGGCAAGCCCCTACATGAACCGAGAGAAAGAAGTTCGATTTGTTTTGTTTGGATCGTTTTGTGACATTGAAGGAAATCCAACCGGAAAGGTGATCACTTTAAAATGAAAGCGATTGGATGGTTATATGACACCGAGTTTGAGTTCGTTTTCAAGAACATAGGTAAAGACCTTTGGGAAGATTTGCGGCAAGAGGTGGCGTATATTGTCCTTCAATACGATAGTAAAAAGATAAGTGAACTCGAGGACAAGGGAAAGCAAGTTTTCAAGTTTTGGATTGTCCGCATATGTTGCAATCAAACAAACTCAAAATATGGGAAGTTTGGCCGAATGTATGCCACTCTTATTCCGGTCGAGGACATCCTTAAATTTGTAAAGGAGGAGGAGCCGATCGACAATAGTCAAGAGGTGGCGGATGGGATTACCAAGTTGGTTGAGGAACTATATTGGTATGATCAAGAAATACTCAAGATGTATGTCGAGTTGGGTAGTGTTCGAAAAGTAAGCAAGCAAACCGGAATACCTCACACATCTATTTTCATAACCATTAAAAAAATTCGCTCATGTATCAAATCACGATTGGTGTATTAGGGTCGATAGGATTGACCTTGATTTATTTTTATATCATCAACTTTCCAATGAAGTTCAAGCAAGCCACCGGAAGGAATTTGGGCAAGCCATTTGGATGTGGATTTTGTATGTCCTTTTGGATTAGCCTTTTATATTTCGTTTGCAATACAAGTATTGTGGAGGCGATATTTATATCAAGTACGACACCATTCATTTTCCTCTTTGTTGAGGATTACATTTTAAACAAATTTGAATTATGACACCGGAAGATCACGAAATTTTCAAGAAGCATATGCCATTGTATGAATGCTTCAAAAAACACGCATTCATTCGAAACTATTCGAAGGAGGTTTATAATGAACTTATATATCTATACACCAAGTATATAAATCCAAAACACGCATTTGCCCATTGGTGTACATCGTGCCGAATGGAATTGGTCAACTACTTGTATTCGTGGTATACCAATGAGGAACAAACTACTTGGTACCGGCAACAAAGCGAGGAGAGTGCCCAAATATTGAGCGCGATCGAGGAAGTGGCTCCGGCAATTGCACCGGAACCGGCACCGATCAAAAGAGGAAGAAAACCAAAAACCAAATAAATCATGGAACCAAAACCAAAAGTAAGACTCGGAAGCGGAAAGAAAAGAAGCGCTTCTTGGATGACATCATCAATTTGCCTCACCGATGCGGAGGCCCACGCGTACACGTACAATGGCAAAAAGTACATCAACCTCAACATCAATATCTTTGAGGAGCCAAACCAATTCGGAAAGGACGTCTCAATCACCTTGAATGAATACGAGAAAGATGCCGCGGTACCAAAGGCAAATTCATTTGATACCGCACCGGTCGATAATCTTCCATTTTAAAAACCACAAACCATGTCAAACTTTCAACTAAATTTTAATTCCGCCAAAAAGGTTGTCACCATTTCACTCGTTGAAGATGATGCCATCTTTGACCTTGCCAACCTATTCAAGAAAATCTTGGATGATGCCGGCATTGATAACACGATCACCGAGAAATTGATCGAGGAGCCCATTCCGCTTGAAGCCGAAGAAACGGCGTAATCTTTGAAGTAAAAAATACGTTAAGTAGGTAGTCGGGTTTTCCGGCTACCTTTTTTGAAAACAACAAAAATCCACACTATGAAAAAGCCGGACCGATCAATTATTCACGAAGCCATTGTCAAGGCATTTGGGAACCTCTCAACGGCTTCAAAGTCATTGGGTGTTGATAGGTCATCGCTTTACGCTTGGATTGAACAAGAGGGCCTTGAAGAGGCCGTACAAGAGGGACGAAACAAGCGGCTTGATTTTGCCGAGTCAATGTTGGACAAAGGCATGAAGGACGGCAACATGACCGCAATCATTTTTTACTTGAAGACCCAAGGCAAAAGCCGAGGATATGTCGAGCGCCAAGAGGTGACCGGTGCCGATGGGAAGAAACTCTTTGAGGTGACCATTGTGGATGGAGACAAGTAGTATAAAAACAAACAAGGTATTCAAGCACCTTGAGACATCGACGGCCAAGATAGTGGTCCAACAAGGGGGCACGCGATCCGGCAAGACATACAATATTCTTCTTTGGATTATCTTCTCATATTGCCTAAGAAACGAGGGAAAGATTATCACGATTTGCCGCAAGTCTTTTCCGGCCCTTCGCGGCACTGTCATGCGCGACTTCTTTCAAATCCTCAAAGATCACAACATCTATTCCGAGGACTCCCACTCAAAGACCGCGAACGAGTACCGACTCAATGAGAACACGATCGAGTTTATCTCTTTGGATATGCCGCAAAAGATACGCGGACGGAAGAGGGATTTGCTATTTGCCAACGAGGCCAACGAATTGACCCAAGAGGATTGGACTCAATTGCTATTTCGTACCAACGAGAAAGTGATTCTTGACTATAATCCAAGTGAGGAATTCCATTGGATATATGATCAAGTTTTGACACGATCGGACGTTGACTTTTTTCAAACCACATACAAAGACAATCCGTTTTTGGGCGATGTGATCAAAGAAGAGATCGAGAGACTCAAACAAGTTGATGAGAATTATTGGAGGGTATACGGGCTCGGTGAGCGCGGGCAATCGAGATCGTTGGTATACACTTTCAACACGATCAAAGAGATTCCCAAGGAGGCCAAATTGGTCTCATATGGACTTGACTTCGGGTACTCAAGTGATCCAACATCCTTGGTCCGTACGTATGTTTTGGATGACAATATGTACGTGGATGAATTGTTGTACCGGACCGGCATGACCAACCAAGACATCGCGAACGAGATGAAGGCGCTCGGCCTTGACCGGTCCAATGAGGTGTTCGCCGATAGCGCCGAGCCAAAGTCAATTGAGGAAATATACCGCATGGGTTGGAACGTAAAGCCAACGATCAAGGGATCAATCAACATCGGAATTGACATCATCCGCCGGTATAAATTGCACGCGACCGAGTCGAGTTTTAACCTCATCAAAGAGTTGAGAAATTACAAGTACATTGAAGATAAAAATGGGGTCATGACCAATCGGCCAGTGGACAATTTCAATCACGCGCTTGATGCGTTGAGATATTCGGTTGTGAACAAGATTTCCAAGAGCCATTTGGGCCGGTACTCTTTCCGATAAAATACATTAAACCAAGAAAATATATTTACGATTATGTGGGACAAATTAAATGTTGGTCAATTCATTACCCTATATGACATCGAGATGAATGTCAATCTCAACATCATTGAAAAACAACAAAAGATGTTGTCGGTGATCGAGGGGAAAAATGAGCGCGATTATGATAATTACAAATATCGAGACCTAATCCATGAATATGGCCAAAAATTATCCTTCTTCAACAACATTCCGGAGACCAAGCCGGTTGACTTCTTGCAAGTTGGAGAGAATCGATATAAGTTTTGTCATGAGATTAACGAGATCACGGCCGGTCAATACATCGACATTCTCTCATTTAGTGGCGAGATCATGCAATTAAACAAGATTGCCGCTTGTTTCTTCCTTCCAATGAAGGGGAAAAAGTATCAAGGATATGGAGTTGTTCCTCATGACGTCGTTGCGGATGATTTGCTCAATGCAAATTTCCTTGATGTTTATGGGTGTATGCTTTTTTTTTGTCAATTGTTCAACGAATTAATCGAAACTATAATAATTTACTCACCGGAGAACAAAGCGTTGATGGAGAAGGCAGCACGTTTATGGCGCGTTGGGGGTGGGTCTTTCACACCAAACAAGTGGCGGATTTCAACAACATAAAAGTAAGCGATGCATATGATTTGCGGGTGATTGAGTATTTAAACTCACTCGCATATTTGAAGGATTACAACAAACACAAAGAATTCGAATATAAGAAATGGGAGTTTCAAGCCAGAGCGAAGTAGACGGGCTCATTAACGTAGGGGGAAGAAGAAAGAAAGCGGGGGAATATATCCTTGACGTTGAGAATATGCTCGTGACAAATGTCAAGGAGGCGATGCTCAAATTGGGTGGAAACATCGTATTGAATCTTGAGAAGTATTCTCCCGAGGATAATGGAAAACTAAAATCCTCTTATGATGTCATTGGTGTAGTTGAAACCAAAACCGGATATCGGTTGGAAATTTCGGTTGGCGCCGAGTATTCGGATTATATTGACAAGGGTGTTCGCGGAGTGATGCAAAACATCAAAAACAAAAAGACATATCCAAACGTGAAGGGGGAATACTATCAATTCAAAACCTACTTTATGCCGGTCAAAGCATTGACCGAATTGGAAGGATGGATGAAAAGAAAGAACATGGAGATCGAGGCCACCAACCTAATTGAGGGCCGACAAATGTTGCCTCAAATTTCAAGTAGTGCCAAGAGGATGGCTTACTATATTAAGAAGTACGGAATCGAGGGTCGTCAATTCATCAAGCAATCTATTGATGAGGCCACTCCGGATTTCAACATTGACATCAAAGAGATTGGATTTAATTCCCTAATTTTAAAAGTAAGCAAATGATCACACTCGTCGAGCCAAGCATTGACATTCTTCCGGCATTTAACCGGATCAACTATTTGATAAGTAGTACCAACGCTAATCAATCCGGATTCAAGTACGTTGTGAAGGTTTACAACGATTCCGATGAATTAATCACTCAAGCGTTTTACGACTCTCCGGCAAATCCATCCGAAGAGGTGGAATTCGATGTGAGTAAATTTGTCTCGGTCAACTTCCAATATACCGATGGCTTTTATCAAGTCGAATCATTCTTGAATCGGACCAATACGATCAAAGGGTATTATCTCAAATGTTATGAATATTATGAGGTTGGCGGAGTATTTGAGATCGTGGAGGCTTCCGAGGTTGTGAGCGCGACCAAGTATGCCTTGGCGGCTTCTTTGCCTTTGCTCGAGTTGGACAATTGGTATTCGGATTTGGCAAAGTATACCGGCGAAGATATTACCGAATATCGGCCGTTGACAAATTGGAGCGATATCAAAATGAGAGAAACGGATTCTCAAATATTTGCCTTTTTAAATACGGGGCTAATCATAAATTTTGAGTTGTTTATTACTTATGCAAATGGCTCCGTGCAAACTTATTACATCTCTCCATCGGAACCGGAATCAACACCTTGCATTTCTTATGTCAAAGTAATGCCGATGACATATGGCTCCAACATTGCAACAATCAACTTGTTTGTCAACCACGATCCCGAGTCGCCAAGACGTACAATGTTTGCGACAATTTACACTCAAGGTTGTGGTCGATTTGATCCGATGCGCTTGGCATATCTCAACAAGTTTGGCGCATATGACTTCTTTAATTTTGACCTTGTAAGCAAGACCACATTTGACACCGAGCGAAAGAGATATGAACGGAACTATACCGGAAGTATATACGAGGCCAACGGCATAATCGTCAAGAATATAAATCCAATTTATTATACCAAGGAAACTCAAAAGTGGAGGATCACCTCGGACTATTTGAACAACGCCCAAGCGGAAACCTTGCGTGAATTGTATTCCTCTCCACTCGTTTACATGAATTTGGTCAACGATAATTATATCAACTTTTCATGGATTCCGGTAATGCCAACCGCCACTTCGTACGAGGTTAAAAAGACCTCGATTGACAAAGTATTCAACATTGAATTGGACCTTGAAATTGGACTTATAAACAATCGTCAAGTAATATGAGCGCTCGCCTATTTATCGAGGGATTCGAAGCGGATACACTCGGGGATATTGATGTTGAATTCACCTTTTCGGTTGCGGACATAAGCGATATCGAGCGGAGAAATACTTCGTTCTCAAAGACGTTGACCTTACCATCGACACCAAGAAACCAACAACTCTTTGGAAACATCTTTGACATCTCGGTTTCAAATGATATTATCGCCGGACCCAACATCGGCCAAAATTTCAATCCGGCAAAACAAGCACAATCCCAAATCCTATTGGACAACGTCAAGATTTTTGACGGCGTTTTGAGGTTAAGCAAAATCAACAATAAAGAAGGGGATGTCACATATGAGGTGAATATGTTTGGAAGGCTTCGTGACATCCTCCACGAACTCGGTGACTTTACACTTGCCGATCTTGATTTTGATGACTATGATCATACGTGGAATAGGGCAAACATTGAGGCGAGTTGGAGCCGCATTGAGTACGAAGAGGGCGCGCAAAATTATGTTTATCCATTGGTTGACTACGGGTATTCGGTTGACATGAATACCTTTCCAATCCGTAATTTCAAACCGGCGGTTTTTGTGAGCGAAATTCTCAAGAGGATTTTTGAGTTTGCACAATTCCAAATCGTCTCTCCGATCTTTGATAATTTCTATTTCCGGAAGTCAATCTTGGTGACCGCCGAAAAAACCATTACAAGGTTGGTGAGTACATTACTCAATCAAACCAATACTCTCAATATTGATGACGTCACAACGGACACAACATATTCTCACTTTCTAGATTTTACAAATGTGGAGGCATCCGGATTCACAATCAATCCGGCCGGAACAAAATTCACATGGAACAAAGCGCAAGACCTAAACACCGGACTCAACTTCATTGGTCGGGTAAGTTTTACGGCTTTGCAAGCGCCGCGTAATAATGTTTTCACGATGCGCATCCTTCGTAATTCCATCGAGATTTTTTACGATAGTTTCAACGTGAACTTCATTTCGGTAGGTCAATCCATTTCGTGGGACATTGACATAAGTGGTGGCATTACGCTTCAACAAGGCGATTTCTTCGAGGTCGAACTTACCGGTGAGATTGCCGGAGGTGGTGGCTTTGGTGACGATTTGCAAACAAGAGTGACAATCGCCCCATTTGGATCGCTAAAAATAGGCAACACTGTCCCCACCGCCGTAGAGGTTGAGGAAGGTGATGAGATGAAAATCACATACACCATGCCAAAGTCAATGAAGATGAGAGACTTCTTGAAAAGCACGATCTCAATGTACAATCTTTATGTCACTCAAAATCGCCTTCAAACTAGCGTTCTCGAAATCGATCCATACAATGAGTTTTTCAAAACCTTCAAGGATCAAGCAATTGATTGGACCGACAAACTTGATCAATCTCAAGATATACAAATCACACCTTTGAGCGAATTAACCGCGAAGGAATACCGCTTGAAGTTTGACGATGATTCGGACTATTGGTCCCAATTTTACTCGACAAAATTCAACCGAGGATATGGCGAAAAACGCCACATCATTGACAATGATTTCGTACTTGAGACCAAGAGCGTTGGCGTTGTGTTTGCTCCTCCGGTATTACGCGAGGAGGTTGCCGGCCAAATCATGATCCACCTTTACAAGGTCCAAAACAACGTCAAGATTCCGGACAACTTCAAGCCAAGAGTGGTGTACTATCAACCAAACACGCCTTGTCCAACACCTTGGAAAATAAAGTATTCCGATCCAACGCCGGTGACATATACAACATATCCTTACGCGGGCCACTTGAATAGTGTTGTTGAGCCATCCGTCGACTTGTTATTTGGCAAGCCGGAAGAGGTGTATTTCTCAATCGGTTTATATCCGGAAACGAATCTATATTCGAGGTATTATGATCAATTAATCACCTCAATCGGGGACCGAAATAGTCGACTTCTTGAGGGATATTTCTATTTGACTCCAACGGATATTTCCAATTTGGATTTCCGGAGAATTATAAAAGTGGGGAATCACTTCTTTCAATTGCAAAAGGTCGACAAGTACAATCCAATATCAAATGGGTTGAGTTATGTTTCATTATTCAAAATCCTTGGTAATCTCGAGCCACAAGACTTTGATTTTATACTATTGGAGAATGATGCATTTATGTTACAAGAAAACGGAGTAAGCAAGTTTTATATTTAAAATCATGGCGGATAAAAGGATTAGTCAATTAGTAGAGCGGACCGACATTGCAAACAATGACGTCGTTCCAATAGTAGCATTTGGGGCAAGCACAACCAACAAGGCAACGATCTCGAGCATTCAATCATATATGCAAGAGAACCTTGACGTTGGAGTCACTTCAATTGGATTGTCAATGCCTTCGGCCTTTGTGGTAAGCAATAGCCCCGTGACTATGAGCGGGAATATAAGCGTGACCGGCGCCGGAACAGTGTCCCAATACATTCGAGGAGATGGTAGCCTTGCTGACTTCCCTTCAGGTGGAGGCGGTGGTTCTTCCGTTTCTTACTACCTAAATGGTTCAGTATCTCAGGGAACTATTGGAGGTATTGCCTACAGGGAGATGAATAAAGTTCCTGTTCTAGGTGCAGGTACTGATATCAATATCAATGCAGACGGATACATAGCCTCATTCATTACTGATGCAGGTGATCCTGCTTTGCTTGAAATTCCTGCGGGTAATTGGAATTTTGAAACCTATCTTTCTGCCTCTTCAGGTGGAGGTAGTCCTACCTTCTATATTGAATTGTACAAGGTAAATTCAGGAGGTACGGCTACCTTGATAGCATCAAATAGCACTACCCCTGAGTCTATTTCTTTAGGCACAAATATCAACCCTTATTTCAGTGCTTTGGCAGTGCCTACTACTACCCTAGCCTTAACAGATAGACTAGCACTTAGGTACTATGTAACCCATGCAGGTAGAACTATCACTTTGCACACAGAGAATAGTCACCTTTGCCAAATCATCACCACCTTCACCACAGGATTGACTGCCTTGAATGGGTTGACTGCACAGGTGCAGAACTTCGCCACAGGCACAAGCGGTACAAATTTTGGAATAAGTAGTACGGGAAGTACTCACACCTTCAATCTGCCTACGGCAAGTGCTACAAATAGAGGTGCTTTAAGTAGTGCCGATTGGTCTAGCTTTAATGGCAAAGTACCCTACACAGGTGCAGTAGCAAATGTGGATTTAGGGTCATATAGTATCACTGCTAATGCAATAAATTCAGCAGGCTCAGGGTCTACTGCGG